ATGCGTCAAGTCGCTCTGCCAGAAACGGATCGTCAGGATTGACCGCAATGTGAATGATCGGCTTGACGGTCTGGAATGCCAGCGATGGTATCGCAGTGTGCCGCGAAATCTCCAGCCGTCGCTCTGATAGCCTACGGTCAGTGTAGGCAGACTGAATGATCATGATGTGAGGAATCATTGGGCCTGCTTTTCGATGTAGTCTCTGTGCGTTTCCAGTGGTCGACGCTTTACGGTTCTCGGCCCCTTCTTTGTGATGATGTAAACCGGCTTCGACGCCTCGTGCTCAGCCTCAACGCTTGAAGGGGTCGGCAGCAGATCCGCCAAGAAATCATGAAGGCCATCACACCACGCTGGCTCAGTGTTATTGATGACGGTCGTGTTCGCGGTCAGTCGCTGGTATGTTTCTTTGTCGGCCTGATGCTGAAACCGTGCGAAGAATGGCCGCGTGCGTTGCGGAGTGCCTCGATAAACATTGCCGTACAATACCTCCCACAACATGGTATGCTCGTGCAGATTGAAGTCGTCAAACATTGCCCGCAGTTTGTCTTTCTCCAGCCAGTGCGGGAGGTGTGTAGCATAGTCGTGTTGAGTTAATCCACGGGCCGACAGAGCTTCCATAGAAGCGGTTTTACGCTTCTGCCAACTGTTGCTCTCGTCCGGTCTCCACGGTTCCGCACGAGGTGTCTTGATGTCGTCCAGTGTGAACGGCTTCAGAAAGTAAATGTCGTCCATCATCCACACGCACTCAGAATCAATCTCGGCATGTGTGGCGATATAAAATACCTTGCCAAGCATGTCGCGAAACGCTCGATTCGGCTTCGTGTGCGAGACTCTCTTTTTGATAATGACATGCCCGTGATACCAGTCCGGGCGATCACCGATGATTGTAATCTTCGCACGTCCTTGGAAGAATGTCTCGACTGATCGAATGGACCATCGAAGCTCGTCAGCTTGTGCCCCACCGTCCCAATACGGCCATACGAACTGCGTGACTTCAGGTTCGGGCACTCGGTGTTTTGTTTCGCCGCATCCGCCGCATGGCTTTGCCGCTACTGTAATTTCTCCGCGACGTGCTTTTTGTACAAGTAGTTGCTGCGTCTGAGCGAAGAATCCGACTGCGGGAGGAGTTGCATAGGGGCAAATCTGACAGATTTTCAAAGGAACCATTCCCGAGTGCGAAAGGTCTTCGAAATTGAAGCATTCGCAATGCGTATCGGATACCAGCCCACGGTAGGTGCAGGGTTTCATCATCCTGGTGTCGCCGTAATAGATGAAGGAAACCCTGTCTGTGCTAGAGAACGCGTTCCGCCCGTCCGTGGAAGTGTGAACGTTGATAAACAATTAAACGCATTGTCATTTGGGACCAGAATATCGTCCTGCTGCACAGAATACGTCATCGACTCATATGACGGCCCAAGGCCGAAATCGACCCAGTATTGTATCGCCACATTGAATGCGTACCGATAACTGCCTCCAAGATCCGTGCGTACTATCGAAGCGGTGAACCGTCGACCGCTGACATTTGTCGTCGCAGCACATGTCGCCGTTCGAAATTTCAGGGCTAACTCCGTGCTGTAGAACTGGCAATCAGTTCCGCCGATGTTCGGGAAGGCAGGAGTCCCTGCACTTGGTAAAGGTGTCAAGCCGCTCGGCATGTGATACACGGTGAAATTCCCCGTGTATTCTGCGTTACATCCAGCAAACAAACTTCCGGCCGATTTCGTCGATGCAATCGTATACCGCGTTGGCATCACGTTTGAATCACAAGCGTTGCAGCCAGCGATTCCAAACGATGCGGAAGCAGATGCGGAAGCAGATGCTGAGAGCGATCCGCTAGGCGGCAGTGACTGGCTTACGCTTGGAGGAGTTGACTCGCTCGGCGTTTCGCCACAATGGCAGCATCCTAGCAACATTAGACGCTCCCTGACGATGCTGAGCCGCCCGGACAATCCGCCGCGTAGAGCTGCCATTCGCCGTCAATCATTTCCACCTTAGCGTACGTGCCTGAGTCAATTGAGATTTGCGTAAAGCGATTGACGATCGTAATTGAGTCGGTGGACAGCGTGAGGTCTCCATCCGTCTTTCTGCGAAGAATTCTAGCCGTTGCTGTGCTTGGGTCTCGCTTAGTGTTTACTGCTGCTGGCAGGTCTGACGTGAGAACGACTTGCAGGCGGCTCATTCCGCCGCGTGGTCGAATCTCAGCGTAGGTCGTTTCCCCAGTGCCAATCGACTGCAGCAATGAAGCCGCATCGTCTGCGTTGAATCCATATGTTCGTTCATCTGGCATGTTAGCCTCTCAGGAAGCTGCTAAACGACACCTCTGGATACATATCAAATTCCAATGTGCTTGGTGCGGTTCCCGCTGCGACTTTCCCGCCTGATCCGTTTAGCCCGCCAAGAATCACGTTTCCATTGTCGTCTAAATATGGCTTAAGCTTTCCGCCGTCGAGATAAACAGTCCCAACATCTAGCCGCTTGTGCTTCCAAGTGCCGCTTCTGTATCGCAACGCATATCGCGTTAATCGTCTTCGTGATCCGTAGTAAAAGCCGACTACCGATGACAGCACTGTACACAAAAGCGTTTTTGCGGCCTTCCCCTTAAATGTGCCGTTATTTACTACTTCGTTTCGATCGATGACATTCTCATCCGTGATTGAATCGGACTCAAATTGATACAACTCCCAAATGGGAATAAATCTTGAAATCGTGATGCCCGTTTCGAATGGTTGACCGGCGCTGTTTGCGATGGCGACTGCGCTTTGGTCGAAACTCGCTATAGATTGCTGCCGCTCGAACTTCGTTTCGTAAATCGGAACCCACTCAGTCGGATCGGAACTGACGCTCGTTCCAGATGACGCCGTAGACGACTGACCTTCAGACACCTCGGAGCTAAACGTTGCACTAACATCCCAAAGTTTTCGCTGGTCTTCTCTTCGCGTCGCGTCAAGTCCACGGCAGATGCAAAACCCGCTGGATGATGTGCTAACGTTGACAATCGGCAAGCCAGTGGTGTTAAGCACCTCCAGCCGCGACACGTTCACCGAGTCGCACTCGACAAGAAAGTGATACTCCTCTTCCAGCACCGCGATCCCGCCGGATGATCGAATGCTGGACTTGCCCTCGCTTTTTTCGCCTCGCAGTGTCGTTGCCATTACGGAACCTGTATTCCTGTCGCTTGAATTGCCAAGTCAAGTTGCGTTGCCGTCGATGCTGTCCCAAGTCTCGTCACATAGTCGCCCGTCGATCTGTCAGCGTTCGGCATGATTCCTCCAGCCGTGTCGGACACAAGATAAGTTTCGCCGACTGTCATTGTCGTGCCGACAAGAATGATCGATCCGCCAACGGCAACAAGTCCATAGCCATCTGTCACGCCAGGCGTCATTGCGATTCCTGTCGCTGCTGCCAGCGTTGCCGATGCGTTCGCGTCCGATGCGACGTACTTGCTGGAGCTAAGGGAAACTGGCTGCCCGACTGCTACGGTGCCGCCGTATTGCAAGGTGCGAACCTGCGTTGTTGCTGTCGGCCTAACCGCCGTAATTCCGCTGAGATCAGCCATTATCGAATTCTCCTGAATCCATTTTCTTTTGCTTCTCTTAGCAGGCTATCCATGATCGCAATCTGCCGCGTCGCCAATGCGTTCGCTGCCTGCTGCTCTTTAAAAAGCTGCTCTGCCTTCCATGCAATCTGCACTTCGCCCGGCGTTGGCTGATCTGGGACGGCCGCCACGCTCATCTGACGATTGATTTGATCTGCTGAAAACTTGGCAGCCTCAGCAGATCCGACTTCCATGCCGGCACCCGGCCCGGCCGCAACGTCTGCTCTGCGCTGCTTGTTCTTTTCTTCCTGCTGTGCAAAGTAATCCATTGCGGCTTTGCGAGCCGTTTCCATGTCTCGCTGAAATTGCTCTTCAACCTGTCGTGCTGCCTGTTCTCGCTCTTTCTTGCGATCTTCAGCCGCCTTTTTGTACATTTGTTGCTCGTCTTTGTACTTCTGTTTCTGCTCTTTAAACCAGTCGTCTTTTGCTTTTTTTTGGTCTTCAATCGCCTTCATTTGCGAATCATGCGCCTGCTCCGCAGCCTTGCGTTCGGCAATTGCAACTTCATTTACCACGGTTTTTTTTTGCTGAAACTCTTCATGTGTTCGCTTTTCTTTTTCAAATGCGGCTTCTCGTTCTCGCTGCTCTAGCAAGTCGAGAAACTTGTTCATTTCGGTAGTGTCGACAGTAAAATTTTTGACGCTGTTAATCAGGTCCGTCACCACCGCGATTGCAAACCCCAGCCCCTGCGATATGCCATCGATCAGGTTAATGACCGCATCAAGAATTGGCTTCAATCGCGTAAAGGTGTCGAGCAACTGAATAAGCAGCGGCCCCATTGCTTGCCCCGCAGATGCAGCCTTTTGCTCAAGGTCGCTGAGTGCGATGTTGAGCTTTCCGCTGACCGTACCAGCTAGTCGCTCGGTCATGCCGTGGAACATCCCGCCGGCTGAAGTAGCATCCTCAAATGCTTGTCGAACTTCCTGTGATGATATTCCACCGTCCTCCATTCGCTTCTTTAGCTCAATCATCGTTTCGCCGGTGGTCTTGCTGATCTGCTGCAGCGGATTGAACCCCGCGTTGATCATCTGCAGCAGGTCTTGACCCATGAGCCGACCGGCTGCCGTTGTCTGAGAGAATGCGAGCGACAGCATCTTGAATCGGTCGTTGTTCCCACCTGTGACATCAGACAGCATCTGCAGATTTTTTTGCACGTCCTGCGCGGCGACGCCAAAACTCATCATTGTTTTCGTCGCGTCTGCAGCATTGCTAAACGTAACTGGCGATTCGGCAGCAAACTTGCGAATCTGCTCAAACAGTAACTGTCCGTCTTTTGCACTGCCGGTCAAAACCTCAAATGCGATCGTGGCATCCTCGACCTGTGATGCAAGGTTGATTGACTTTGCGACCGTCTGAACGCTCAGGTAGGCTGCTGCCATGCCCTTGATTGATGCGATTGCCGATGATGATGATACCCCCGCTTCCTTTGAAGCCTTGGTCACGTCTCTGATCGCCGGTGCAGCCTGTTCGTGCTTTCGCTTCAAATGCTCGACCGCGTTCGCATACTCAACCGATTTTTTTCCGGACTCAGAAAACGCACGATTTAGCAGCCCCAGCTCCTGCTTAAACTTTTCCGCAGGCGGCACCGACTGACGCATAATCGTGGCGACTTTAGACACTTCGCCCTTCGCGAGGTTTGCCCCCTCGCTGAAGTTGGATACGTCCATTCCTAGACGTACATTGAGTGCGGTGATCGTTGTCATGAGAAACCAAATGCCCGCTTGAGAATGTCAGTTTGTGCCTTTGGGTGACTAATGCCGCGTGATTTTAGCTTTGTCCGTTTCTGCCACTTCATCGAATCCGATGGCATAAAATCGACCACGCTCAACGGATCGACCTTTGCCCCTCGTGTTGCCGCCATCATCACCGTGTTGCTGTGAATCATTGCAGAGACAGACGCGAATTGTTCCCAGTGCGATCCAAACGGCTCGCACTGGTAGTACGCCCACCACACATCAAACACCCGATCCGATATCGAATCCAACCACGCCTCTGGATCGTCTATTCCTAGCTCAAGGCAGACTCGGCAAGCGAATCTAAGACGGTGGTTTTGTCGGACTCCCCCAGCGTTGTCGACGCCTCACTAACGATGGCAAACTTCTGACACTGCTCCGACAACTGCTGATAAAACGCAAGATCAATTGAGCCGAGTTGTTTCGTCTCGGTATCCTTAAACAACCGCTCGCCTTCTTCGTCAATCCACATGCGTGCGGTTAGCAGCATGATTGCATCGTTTAGGTTCGTCGCATTCCACTTGCCATCCTTGTCGACCAAGGACATCTGGTATTGCGAGTGCTCCAGCGGCGTTGGTCGCTGAAGCCTGACCTTATGCCCGCAGACTTCGATGTCCTTTGTTGCTCGTTTCGTCAACTTTCCTAACGTCGCTCTCGTTAGTGTCATTACTCTTCATCCTCGTTTGGTTCGAGATCGGGATCGACCGGCATAACAACGCCGCCGATTTTTAACGCTGCTGTTTCATTCACAGCCTGAATCAATTCAGCCTTTGTTGTTTCGCTGAATGACACAATGCACTGCAGCCATGCGTCGGGCGATTTCGGCAAGTATCCGACCTGCACGTCATCGCAAAACACGATCCATTGCTCGTGATCCACTGGCGATCCGTTAGGAGCTTCGCCGATGTGGTCAATCAATTTGATTTGCATCATGTCTCTCGTGTCTGTGATAGGGTTTCGCCAGTCATTTTCAAGGTGAACTCACAATCCATCGTTTCGTTGTTTGCCAACTGAGGAAACGCAACACGGCTGAAGAACGCCTTGCCTGTGATCGTTCCGCGTGTTACTCCGCTGGTTGCTGTGCTGAGCTGCGGAAGCGTGACAGTCACAGTTGCGACTGTTCCGTCAATTGGCGGCAGTCCCAAAGATGGACTGAACCGAACCACGCCGCTAATCTCGTTTGGCGTAGCCAAATCGTGTGGGTCATTTCGGGTGAATCCAGTGTCTGCCAGCAATGTCACGTCGCGCTCACCAAGCGTCCATTCCCCTGGATTAATGGAAACAACATTTCCCGCCCACGCTGTAGTGATGCCGGTCGTCTGTGCTCCACCCAGTGTAATCGTTGCTGTGTTGCCGGTCTTAAATCGTGTTCCCGTTGCCATTTTACACCGTTTCCTGATAAGCGATCATATAGTCAAAAATCGTTAAATATCGATGCTCCTGTGATCCATCAGTCGGCCGCTCATCCAGCGTCTGGATGCCTCCTGTGATCATTACAGATTCAATCGACACGCCGCCCATTGCTCCGGTGTAACCCTGTAAATCGCTTGCCCTGACTGCTTCTGCAATTAGGTTCGCACCGGCCCGCGTGGAGGCAAATGCGGTAAACTCGATTCGGCTTCTGGCAATACCAGAAAGCCCGTTGATCAGGTGATCGTGCGTCGTGCTTATCACCGTATAGGTCAACGCACCGCCAGTCTTGATGGTGTATCCCTGCGGTAGAACGTCCGGGAATATACGAGTCGACACGAGTGCAGAAACACCCGTATTTGCCGCCAAATATCCTCGCACTGCACTACCGAGATCCGCCATTACTTTGCCATCCGATTTGCTGCTGCTTCGATTCCAGACTTCAAGGTTGAAGTGACGGCCGCTGATGCTGCTGCTCTGGTTTCGTCCGCCGTTTTCTTCACGAACTGATTCACGGCTCGAATTGTTCCAGCATCACGACCCCACAAAACCTTTCGCTTATGATCCTTTGAAAACAGATTTCCGTGTCCGCCACCGTCGCTGTATGACGGCCCTACCAAACCAATCCGGCCAATCAACACACCCAGTTTTTTCTTTGGCCTTACTACTGATCGAATCGTGGTTTTAAGTTGTTTTGCACCACTCCAGCGGCGTTTGGTTTTGCTCGATTGTTTTTTGCGTGACCCATCACTCTGTGGTGTGTTAGCAATCATCGCCACCTCGACTGGCACTGTTCCAGCCTGTATGGCGTCTTCAATAACTGTGCTTCGAATGATGGTTTCCAGTTGCTCTAATTGTTTGAGAAATTTGTTGCCATCAATAAGTTCCATCCCAATCGAAACTCGAGCCATTACAGCACCACCGATTTGCAATAAAGTTCTCGATAGCGATCCATGCCCTGAACTGCTTTGACGTAGACGATCCAGAAACGTTGCCCGTCAATGTCGATCGCCATTTCTGGCGTGTAGCCGTCCCGATAACGCACTGTGAATATGGCACTGATTCCGGCCTCCACTTGTCGCCCTCGTGCCCCTTCTCCGCCTGTTGTCGGCTCGTACTTTGCTGGCTCATCGTTCAGCCACGTCGTAAGTGTCACAACTGGCTGCCCGGCTTCGTCCTGTGTCGTTCCTTCCACGCTCACCGTAATGCGGTGTCGCATTGTGCCAAGTCGGAATTTTCGTTCAGGGCGGAAGGTCATGGATAACTTGCCCTCATTTTCTTTGCCACAAGTGCTTCATAGGCTCTTCGCTCGCCTGATGCCGCAATCATGTCGCGATCTTCAAATCGATTAGCCAAGCTCAGCTTGATTGCCATGCGGTCAAGTTCTGGGCACGCGCGAGAATCGCTTCCGTATCCTGCCGTATAAGTAATTTTGACCGCCTCGCTTCTGTCCTGAACAGATGGCCTGACGAACGTGTCAAGAAACCTTACTTCGTCTCCGTCCAAGTAATAGTTTGACGATGCGACTGTTTGCGTTGCACCTGCCGTGTCCACGTAGGTGACTGAAGAAATCGCGATTGCCGGTCTGACCGAAAGAACAACCGTTGACAGAAACTTCGGTAGTCGATGTTCCAGCGTTCGCGTGATCAATGCGATTGAGGTGTCTCGTTCCCATTCCTCGCGAGCAGCCGCAATCAGCGAAGCCACCTCCGTGTCGTGACTAACGTCGCTTGCCCCGATGCTGAGTTGAGCCTTGGCCTCTGCGATCGTCACTGGCTCGCTCGTTGGTGGTGTCACCACTCTGACAGTGCTCCGAATCTCCTGATCCTTCACTCTGGTCGTTTGGCTCGGATAGTAATCGAGCCACTCTGTTCCGTTGCAAAACATCGAAGACACCTCCGCCAATCACTTCCATCGGGAAACGAGCCCCAACGCGATAGCCTCGCCAGTCCTGAATTAATTCGACCTGCATGATTCGATCCATTCGTTCGGGTATGCGTGAACCGCCTCGTATGTTCGTGGCTCGACCATGACAACCATTTCTTCCAAGTGTCCTATTCGCGTCTGTGGGTCAAGGTAGACGGTGTTTCCAGCTTTCTCCCACTGCTTCCAAAACCAGATATCGTCATCGATTCGCAGGTCGCCCCACTCTCCGTTTTCGTCCGGCTGTGACCAAAACCACGGCTTCGGGACGTTCTTGAGCTTACGCAGGTCAATCACTGTCAGGCCGAAATGTGCTGTTGATACCTGCAGAGGTTCGCCTGTGACTTCTACTGACGACTTGCCCTTGATACTGGCCAACATGGTTTTGTTGCCACGCCGAATTTGCATTGATGCTAGTGCGTCAATGTGCGGATTTGACTCCAGCGTTTCGAGCAAACGCATAATGTCAGAATCCGTAAACAGCGAATCACCATCACAGATCACGGCAATATCACATTCCTTTTCAACGGCTTGCTGCAACATCCTTTGCATACACTGCCCATAGAACACGCCTTGCGAGTCCTGCAACGGTATTTTTGCCGCTACAAACGCGGCATCAATGTAATCTCGGCAAAGGCCGTTGATATAACGCGGCGATGTCATCATGCCGCACACTTTTACAGATTTTGAGGTCACTCGTTTGCTCCGGGTGTTTAGGGGTGATTAGCCAATTGCAACAAAATCAGCCTGTCCGGTCGTTCCGGATGGGCTCACGTCCAAAACAACATCAGCTACAGCACTGAGCGAAACCACACTGTTGGTTGTGTGTGTGCCCGGCGTTGCAAACAACCGGATATACCGCTTGCGTGTTCCATCGTTGTTAACGTGGAATTTTGCAACGCGACCTGCTGAAGTGGACAACGTGACAGACAACTGCATCGTGCTGGTGCTGATGTCCGTAAAATCGGTTGTGGTGGTGGTGTCTGATTCTTGGATCTTGACCACAACAGGGGCGGCGTTTGTGTTGGCCGCCACTGAGGTTGTCAAAATGATCGTAGCAAAGTCTGCGTGTTTCATGTCTACGATTGTTCCAGCCACTGTTGCTGTAGCAGCAGCCGTCTGGCTTGACAATGCGATGACTGCACTTGTCGTCATGTTCGGTTTCATTTTTACACCTTATGCAAAATTGATTTGTGTGATTTCTGAAAGACCGGAACGCCAGCGAACCAGCGTTCCGGCCGGGTCCACCCGGAGCGACGAGTGGCTCAATTATCAGCCCATTTGTAGAGCTACGATTGGCCCGGCAACAGATGCCGTTCCGCGTTCATGAATGCTGATGTCGAATCGTTCCGTCACTCGCAACGCCAATGCGTCCTGAGCAAAATAGATAGATTCGTCAGCTCGCAGTGTGACGCCGCGACGAGTGCCCATCGTTGCAGCCATGCTCAGGTCGCCAAAGTACGCGACCTTTACGCCAGTTGCCGCTGTCGATGGCATGGCGTTAACAAGGACAACTTCATATCCCATGAACTGCAATGGCCGTGCCCCAGCGATATCCATCACAGCGTTTCCACCAGCCGCAAATTGAAGACGGCCTGCAGTCGTGTGGAAGATGCTGTTGTGCATGTACCAACGCGGCTGAATTCCGGGGAAACGAGGCAGCTTTGCAACGACCGCTTCAAAGTTGCCGATAGTCAGCTCGGCAGCCGTTGTGATGGCAGTCGCCGTCGCGATTGAGCCAGCCAGCAAAGCACCATCGAGCCCGACAATGCCGCCGTAGGTGCTGGTACCATCGCCGAGGAATCCGCACTGGTCTTCTTTGACAGCGAGTGCATAGGCAAACTCGCGAGCGTAGAAGTCAGCGACAGCGATAATTGCGTCTTCGTTCAATTCGCTGGAAAACTGAGTCATCGCTGCCAGTTTTTTCGCTTCCAATCGAACCTGATCCATTGCCGCATCGGATGCTGTGATTGTGTCATTCTGGCCGACAAAATAGGTTGTGAACCCACTCACGCGGCGAGGAATCAACGACACATCAGACGACATTGGCCAGTTTCGAGCGTACTGGCGAAACTGCCCGTACTCTTCCTTCAGGTCAACCATTGCATTTTCAAGCACATCTGGAACCAGATAACCGCCTTTGCTGTTATCGTCGCTGGAGCCAGCCATCTGAATGCCATGATCTTTGAGCCACATTTTCGACGGCTCGTGCTTGTTAATTGCCGCCATCAAAAAGCGGCCTGCAGTATAAGCGTTTGCCTCTGCATCCGGCCCTTTGAAATGCTTTACGCTGCCATGACGCTTGGCAGTTGCTGGCACCTTTACGCGAGGCAACTCAGATGACTCTGGCCCCTTGCTTGACTGACCGGCCACTGGAATGCTGCCGATAGAGCGAACACGGGCTGCTGAGTTTGCTTCGACGCGAGCAGCTCTTTTTTCGTCGGCGTACAGTTTCTGCAAAACGCCGGGCTTGTCGTCCGTGCCCTGAATGCGATCCACTTCGGCGGCTTCTTCTGGCGTGAAGTCGCGGTTTTCTTCCTTTGCGAGAGCGACGATGGCATCAACCTTGCCAAGCTCTTCGTCGATCTGTTCCCGAATTACCTTGAGATTCCAAATCATTTTCACCGTCCTTAGTCGATTGTGATGCCGACTCAGGCCATAAAAAAAGCGGCGCAAAAAGTCGGCGAAATGTTTTCGCTTTGACTTTTCCGGCCGCTAACGAGTTGCTCAGAAAGGTTGTGTTCGG